CCGCAGCCAAGGATCAGGGACGCATCGGAAGGCTACCTGTCGAACCCTCACTCCCCGTTCATACTGCATGGGATCTAGGCATAGCAGACGCGATGTCGGTGTGGTTCTTTCAGTCTGTGGGCAAAGAGATACGTCTTGTCCACTACTACGAGGCCACAGGCAAGGGCATGGAGCACTACATCCAATACCTGAATCAATGGTCAAACACGAACGGCGTGATGCTGGGGACACACTTGGCACCGCACGACATCGAGGTGAGAGAGCTAACATCGGGACGCTCACGCAAAGAAACAGCAAGGCAGATGGGTATATCGTTCCGCACTGTACAACGTCCACGAGTCAAGGCTGAGGGCATACAGGCCGTGCGTCGCATGTTCCCTAGGTTCTGGATAGATGATGAGAGGGCGGAGCAAGGATACAACTGCGTGGCTTCGTATCGGCGGGAGTGGGACGAAAAGGCTGGTCGATTCAGGGACAACCCTGTACACGACTGGGCATCGCATGGCGCAGATGCACTACAAACCCTCGCCCTCGGATGGAGAGAGAGCCTATCACCGGCACACATCCAACGAGCACCACAGACGGCCAAGGTAGACTTCAATGTCTTCGGATAACGTGTACGCGGTGTTCACAGCAGCACGCGAGCACTGGTGGTGTCGGTTCCTGCACCCACTCTATCAGCATTGCTATCTGTTGAAGGCTGACGCAGGCCGGTGGATTGTCTACGGCAAGACATCGGAGGGGCTCGATCTGATGACGCTGGATGAGTTTAGCGCATCGGAAGGAAACGTTATCGTGGCGAAGGCCAAGGTAAGGGATAATCGGAGAAGTTTATTCATGCTCAACACATGTGTGGGGCACATCAAACAGGCGATAGGAATACGCAACCCGTTTATCCTCACGCCATACCAACTGTACAAACACTTAACGAGGTGATCCATGGGCGCACTTAGACCAAAGAAACCAGAACCACAGGCGCGAGAGGTAGCACTAGCTGCACGACAAGAGAAGGCGTTAGACGAGGAGATCGAGGAGACTGAGGGACGCTTGCGGGCACAACGACGTGGGCAGCTTGGCACACGTTCACTGTTGGCAGGGGCACCGGCAAGTCGTAAGGCTGCAGCGTCAGGCATGGGCAGGGGGAAGGCGAGCAAGGCATCAATGCCATCTGCAGCACAACGCGCTAGCATCTTGAGCGGCATCAACGTACGGGGCATCGCATGAAGTCGCCCAAGTACCTTGGCTCCGTTAAGGACATGAAGCGCAGAGAGAAGCGGGCATTCGACACCGAAGGCATGTGGCACGACCAGATGTCGGACGTGTACGAATACTTCCTACCTCAGCGCAACCTGTTCGAGACACAGAACACCGGTCAGAAGAAGATGGATCGAATATTCGATTCGACCTCTCTCACCGCCATTCAACAGGCTGCCAGCAAGTTGCAGGAAAACATCGCACCGATACAAGCACGATGGGCTGCATTCCAACCCAGCAACGAGGTCTTGGAGCTACTCGAACAAGGTGACGTGGGCGTCACTGAGCAACAGGTGCGCGAGAACCTCGACAAGCAGGGCGCTATAGTCTTTGACTACATCAACCGCAGTAACTTTGGCACGCAGTTCTATGAGGCTGCGCTCGATCTGCTGATCGGCACGGCTACGCTCCGCATCGATGAGACTGACGATGACATGAACCCTATCGTCTTCCACTGTATCCCTCAAAAGGGTATCGCGTTTGAAGAAGGGCCATTCGGCAACATTGAGACGCACTGGCGCAGGTTCAGCGTAAAGGCTCGTTTGCTTGAGCGGATGTGGCGTGGCGTCGAAGTGTCCCAGACTGTACGCGCAATCATCGAGAACTCACCCGATGCTGACCTCAAAGTGTGTGAGGGTGTGGTGTTCGAGCCGAAAGCAAAGCGGTACTACGGTTGCTTATGGGTGAACGACGAAGATCGCTTCTCATGGATCGAAGACTTCGGTGAGACATCGCCGTGGGTCACTGGTCGCTACACGAAGGTAGCCGGTGAGGTGCGTGGTCGCGGGCCTGCAATGCAGTGTCTGCCCGATGTACGCAGTCTGAACAAGGCCAAAGAGTTTGTCTTGCAGAAGGCGGCTATCGACTTGGCTGGCATGTACACGGCCACCGATGACGGTGTGACCAACCCGTACAACCTGACCATAGCGCCAGGCGTTGTCATCCCTGTTGGATCGAACAACACCAGCAACCCGTCGATCATGCGTCTGGACACAGGAACGAACCTCGGACTTGCACAGTTTGAGATCACCGAGCTGCAGAACGCTATCAAGCTGGCGCTGTTCAATGACCTGAGAGACCCTGCTGGGCCTGTTCGTACCGCTACCGAGATCGCTATCGAGAGTCGAGAACTAGCGAAGCGCATCGGTTCTGCATTCGGACGGCTACAGACAGAGGTGTTGATACCTATCCTCAAGAGGGTGGTGTCGATCCTGACACGTCGCGGTCTGATTATGCCGATTGAGTTGGACGGTAAAGACGTGGAAGTGAAGTTCACATCACCCCTCGCCCGCGCTCAGGATGGTGAAGACCTGTTATCGCTACAACAAGCGGTGCAGTTCGTCGCTGCTAACGCTGGGCCTGACCTGATTGCTACGTCATTCAAGATTGAGGACTTCGGCAGCTACGTTGCTGAGAAAACCGGCATGTCATCCGAGCTAGTTCGCAGCGATACGGAGAAGCAGGAAGCAATCCAAGCGGGAGCGCAGCAGGCAATGGCTCAACAGCAGCCCCAGATGCCCCCACAGCAGCCCCAGTTGCAGGCGGTTGAATGACTTGGGAAAGCATAGAGGGTAGCAACGAGGACGCTCACAAGGCCGCTGCGGAGGCCAGAGAGCGTTTCTCTGAATTAACGAAGGCGTACAGCCGGTGTTTCGCTACTGAAGACGGGCAAAAGGTGGTGGAGGATCTGACTAGGAAGTTCTTGTTAGACAACTCCACTGACCTTGGGGCGCGGAACGTAGAGTACGAGGCTGCGTATCACAACGGTGAGGCGGGGGTCATTCGGATGATCGTCCACTACATCCAACAAGCGGAGAAAGTATGAGCGAAGTGGAAGAAGTCGAAGAACTGGAAGAAGTGAAGCCCAAGAAGCGGGCGACCAAGAGCAAGATCGAGGTGGTCTGCGCTGAAACCGACTACTTGAAGAAGATCAAGTTTGATATGGGCTGGCTGCAGAAGGTCGGAACCCAGTATGGGATTGATAAATTCGAGTACATACACAAATTCAGGGCGTTTCGTTGCTACAAGTCTGGTCAGCACGTTGATTGGATAGACGTTAACGATCTCGCACTGTTAAACGGTGAGCGGAGATTGGTACAGATCCTTCTCAAGCACCAACCTGTAAGCCCCAAGCGGGCTGTAATAAACTATCCTTGGAGATAAGAATGTCAGAGGCCGTTGAAAACGACACCCTTGAAAGCAATGAACCCACATCACTCGTTGATGCAGCAGAACCCACCCTCTCGGAAGGTGAATACTTCTTAACGGAAGGAATCAAGGGCACTGGTGACACGCCTGAGTGGTACAAGGCTGAGAAATACAAGTCCGTGGCTGACCAAGCCAAGGCATACACAGAATTAGAGAAGAAGTTTGGCGGCTTTACCGGCGCACCCAAAGATGGCTACTCGATGCCGGAGGGAGTGGAGCAAGGCGACGAACTAATGGACGCGCTCAAAGGCTTTGCCGAGAAGACCAACATGAATCAGTCCTCGTTCAATGAGGCATGGGAACTGTTGATCGCTCAGGGTGAGGCGGTTGAGGAAGTATCTGCCGAGATGGAGATGCAACGCCTAGGTGACAACGCTACCGACCGCGTGAAGACCGTTGAACAGTTCATGAAGAACAACCTCGACAACGAAACCTATGAGAAGGTGCGTTATGCGGTTAACAGTGCGGAGTCTATCGAACTGGTAGAGGCACTGATCGGTGCCACTGCACCGGCCAAGCTACCTATCGACGGAAACATCGAACCCGGTGGCATGACATGGGAAGACATTGAGGCTGAGATGTTCAGGAAGCACGAGAACGGACAGCTACTTAGGTCGATTGACAGCAGCCATGAGGCCAAAATACAGCGGATGATGAAAGAATTTGGTGGTGATAAGCCATATTCGCAGACATTTGGCTAAATTTATTATTGACAAACCAAAAAATGTGGTATCTTACACCCGTCGGATACCCCTTTTGGGCCTGACAGATTTAGGTTAAGGACTGACCGATCTGTCGGGTACTCAGTTTAAGACCTTAGAGTGAGAGGCAATCACGCCTCGTTAAATTAATTTTGACAACTTTGAGGACTTAGTAATGTCAAAGAATCTATCCGCTGTTGCGGTAACCGAGTTTGACAGTATGGTCAAGCATGCCTATCAAGGCATGGGCCTGCTGAAAGGCGGTGTTACTGTTCGCAATAATGTAGTAGGTGATACCTACAAATTCCGTCGCATGGGCAAAGGACTTGCCAACCAGAAGTCTACTTCTGATCTGGTAACGCCAATGGACGTGTCTCATGAATTCAAGACTGCCACACTGGCTAACTGGAACGCTCCTGAGTACACGGACATCTTTGATGCCGCTGAAGTTAACTTCGATGAGAAGCAAGAACTTGCAAACACTATTGCAGGTGCCTTGGGCCGTCGTTGTGACCAGTTGGTTATCGACGCTATGGACGCATCTACCCCTCTCACCACGGCTGTTCCTGCTGGCGGCACTAACCTGACGATGGCTAAGGTCATTGATGCACAGGTAGAACTGCGCGATCAGGGCGTACCGAACACTGAGTTGTTCGCAGCTATCGAAGCTGGCGGTCTGGGTGGTTTGTTGAACGACGAGAAAGCTACAAACGCTGACTACCAGAACATCAAGGCTTTGGTGTCTGGTGAAATCAACACGCTTGTAGGCTTCCAGTTCATCATCCTAGAGACTCGCACCGAGGGTGGTTTGACTGAAGCGGCTAACGTCGTGGATTCATGGTTCTTCCAACGTCCTGCTATTGGCCTTGCCATTGGTATCGACATGAAGACCGAAGTCAACTGGATTGCTGAACGTACTGCTTGGTTGACCAACGGTATGCTGAAAGCTGGCTCTGTCGTACGCGACGAGGGTGGTCTGGTTAAAGTTCAATACGACAAGACTGCTTAAAGGAGGGTCTCTCATGGCTTTTGATTACGACAAACTTTCTCGCATTGGCGGGATGGGCGATGCACAGAAGGTATACGCATATGCGTCTGCTGACTCTATCGCCACGGTTACTGGCGCGAATTACTTCCTGCCAGCAGTCAACGAGTTGCAGGTTAACGACGTTATCTTCGTAAGTGATAGCGATGCTGCTGCGGTTACTGTCACGTTTGTGAAGAGTAATACCGGAACAGCGATTGACTGTGCATCTGGTACGGCGCTAGGCGACTCCTAGTTTGGGTGGGGGGTTTCGGCCCCCCGCTCTTTTTTTGAGGGAAAGATATGGCGAGTAAGATCGACCTAGTAAGTAACGCGCTGATCCTTATTGGTGATTCGCCTATCAACACGCTAGACGGGAACACTCGTGCCCAGCAGGTTGGGTCTAACCTGTACGACAACATTGTAAAGTTTGAACTGACCAAACATCGGTGGGGTTTCGCTCGTAAGAAAGCGCAGATCTCACTAACGACCGATGTCCCTGCAGATCCCGAATGGCAGTCTATCTATCAGTTGCCAACCGATCTTCTGGTACTTATCAAGTTATACCCCAGCACCGGCTATCAAGTGTATGGCGACAAGGTGTATACGAATGGTAAGTCCGCTCTGTACTGCGACTACATCTATGACGTACCTGAGAGTGAGTGGCCTATCTACTTCTCCAAGATGATTGAGTACGCATTAGCCAAGGACTTCGCTACAAGCGTCAGGGACAGTGCTACGGCAAGGGGAGAGATGGCTGCAGAGTATCTGAATGCGTCCCGTATGGCGCGTTTTACGGACTCTCAGCAGCATCCACAGACGAGGATACAAAGTAATCCATTTACGAACGTTAGGTACTAATCGTGGCTAAGACGCGATTCATCCAATCTAGCTTTGTGAGTGGCGAGCTTAGTCCTTTATTGAAGGGTCGTATCGACCTTGCTCAGTATTATCAGGGTGTGCAGACCGCTAAGAACGTGGTCATTGTCCCTCAAGGTGGGATGAAGCGTCGGCCCGGTGCTGAGTATGTGCAGACTGTCATCAACACCCTCTCTCGCAATACTACGGTGCCTACGGTTCCCAATGGCGGGACGGCTAGTAACGTCAACGATGACAACGACACCACGACATCTGTTACGACGGTCGGTATATCCACGACAAACCCGTATGTGGTTTGCAAGTTCGACTTAGGATCTGCCAAGGCGATAGAGTTTTTCGACGTTAGGAACGTGTTTCTGTCTGCTGGCACGTCTAGCGAGTTCAAGATTCAGTATTCGACCGATGATGTGACCTATGTTGACGCGGCTAGTGTCCCGTTACTGGGCGTATCGTCGCAGGACTTCCGGTTGTTTGTAGGAAAGACGGCTAGATACTGGCGCTTGGCTAGGATTGGAGCCACGGATCTCACCACCGCTGTGATTACGGTGGGTACGGTTGCACCGATTGAGCAGACTGCCACGGCATCTAACTTCAAGATGCTGGATTTCAGCGTTGAGGATGACCGGCACTACCTGTTGGTCGTGACTGAAAACAACATTCGCGTATTTCGCGCACCAAACACCCATGTAGCGGACATCAAGACTACTATCGCGTCCGCTGATGTGCCTGAAGTACGGGCTACACAGGTCGAGAACGTGATGCTGTTGTTCCAAGAGAACACGATCCCCAAGCGACTGATTAACTTGGGTACGGACATTGATTGGTTTATCGACGATGTACCGTTTAGTAACGTGCCTCAGTACGATTACAACGATGCTTCTAGCCCCACACCCGTTAATGATGTGCAGGTTATGACTCTGACGGGCTTTGTTGCGGGTGATAAGTTCCAGATCGACATAGAAGGCGTAACGTCTAAGAACATCACGTTTGCCGGTGATGCTACTGCGGACGAGCGATCCTCTACGGAATTCAACATCGAGCGCAATATCCAAGAAATGCCGGTGATGGGCGAGACGGGAGTTAGTGTTGTTCGCACTGACCTCAACGAATACACCATTACGGTGGGTGGGGAGTCAGCAAAAAACTTTGAGTTGTACTCTGCCTTTGCGTCTACCGGCACCGCAAGCAAGACTATCGCGTTTACCAAAGACCCAACAGCCGGTGGTCAAGACGGTTCTCCGCGCAAAGAGGATGTGTGGTCGGCTACCCGAGGCTACCCCAAGACAGCATGTTTCTATGAAGGACGGTTGGTTCTTGGCGGTACTCGGTCTAAGCCACAGTCTTTGTTCTTCTCCAAGTCTGGGTCGTTCTTCGACTTCGATATTGATGACGGTGATGACGATGAGGCCATCTTTGTAACCATATCGTCTCGTAAACTGAACGACATTGTGGACGTGTTCCCCGGTCGTAACTTGCAGATATTCACATCTGGCGCGGAGTTTGCGGTTACTAGCAGTCCTGTTACGCCATCAAACGCGCAGGTCAAACCACAAACGTCCCACGGTGCGCTGAACGTAGAGACGCAGGACGTAGACGGCTCCACTATCTTTGTGGATCGTAACGGTAAGTCCATTAGGGACTTCGTGTTCTCGTTCAATGAGGACGCATACGTCACACAGGATCTATCTGTACTCGCCTCTCACCTAATTACACAGCCTGTAGACATGGCTCTGTTGAGTGGTACGCAGAGCGACGATGCTAACTGGGTGTTCTTTGTAAACAACGACGGCAAGGGCGTGATCCTTAACACCCTCCGCGCTCAGGACATTACCGGGTTCACTCGATGGGAGAACACCGGCAGCATCAAGGGCGTGTGCGTTGTAGACGAAGACCTGTATCTCATTACTGAGCGAACCGTTAACAGCGCAACTGTTAAATTTTTGGAGCGTTGGAACTTCGATTACAAGATGGACGCATCAACCAAGATAGCCCCTACAAGCTCTCAGACTGTCCTTACAGGGCTGGATCACTTAGAGGGGCAGACGGTACAGATCGTTGCTGACGGCGTTGTACTGCAGCCTAGGGCGGTCTCAAGCGGGTCTATAACCCTAGAGTCCAGCGAGACAGGCTATACAAGCGTTGAAGTGGGTCTAAACTTCCCAATCGAACTAAAGCCGATGCCGTTGAACACGAATGTCGGCAGTGGTCAAAACCAACTGCGGTTGAAGCGCATTGTAAGGATTAACAGCCGTGTGTATGAGTCTTCCGGTGTGTACGTTAACGGTAATGCGGTGCCGATCAGGGCATTCGGGCCTGCACCAGACACCCCATTGGATAACCCACCAGACGTGTTAACGGGTATCATTGACGATATATACGGTACAGACGGATGGACGAGAGAGGAGGTGCCGGTGTTTACGGTTCCTGACCCCACCCCGTTCCATATACAGATGATTGAGTTTGAAGTGGAGAGCAGTTAGATGGATCCATTTACAGCGGCAGTGTTAGCGATAACAGGTATTACATCAGCGTCAGCGCAACGTTCTGCTGGAAAGGCGCAAGAAGATGAGCTGCAACGCCAGGCGGAACAAGAGCGTATTGCAGCAGAAGGACGTGAGCTACAGCGTCGTGAGGAGTTGAACAAAGCATTAGCCGCAAGACAGATGGCCTTGGCTACGTCTGGGCTTGCTGGTGAGGGTACGCCCCAAAGTATCGCGCTCTCCGCTGCTGAAAAGATTAGCTTGGGTGAAGGAATGGAAACCCTAAGCAGTGAACTAAAACGGGCGCAGCTTAAACGTGCTGGTAAAAATGCGCGGATAACAGGCAACATACAGGCCGCGTCTACGCTATTAGACACTGGCGTAAAAGCCGCGAGTCTATCTTAACAGGGCGATATTTGATGGCTAAAGAAATAAACTATTACGGCCAACTACGCCCTACAGGGGTGGATAACTCTGCTGTTAAACGGTTGCAAGCGGTAGCTGGTCTAGCCGATCAAGTACAGGATATTGCCTATACATACGCTGCTGACAAAGCGCAGCGTGAAGGCAGTCGTGAAGGCGCTATTGCTGGGCAGAAAGCGGCTCAAGCAGCGGAAAGTCAACGTAAACAACAAAAAGCCGCCCCAATAGCCGAGGGTGGCGAGCAACTACCTTTGACTTCCACGCAAACTGCGGCGATAGAAAAGCAACCGCTACAAAAAAGAGAAGGGTTGCTGTCTGCTTTTTCTATTAAAGATCGGTCTTACAACGATGCGTTAGAGTCTGCTTACCTTTCTCAAATTTCCATTGATTCTAAGAACGCGGTAGCTAGGGTAAAGGCTCAAGCGCCCGATGACACGATAGCTTTTAACAAGCTGATGGAAGGTACAAGACAGGGGATACTTGACAACGTAGACCCAAGATACCGCGATGTGGTTGCTGGAACGTTAGACAACGTTATCAACACAACAAAAACCGATGTCTTTACTAACGAAGTCGTGAAAGTAAAAGACTTCGTGGATGAAGTGCAGCAAAACGCTATTGAGACAAGTGCTAGGGCATCTCGTAACTTTGCTTACGACGGCGATGAAGTTCAAGCCAGAGCCGAAGCAGCAGAAGCAATCGGTGTAATTGAATCACGTCAAGCTACTGACCCGACAAGTTTTGCTGAGGGTGAAAAGCGGAAGCGAGAAATCACGCTTGATTTAGAAAGCCAGTTGATGATGGGCAGACTGGCAAGGAAGGCAGAAAGCGAAGGGTATGAGGCTGGGATTGAGGCTCTAGAGCTTCTAGAAAAGCCTAGTGAATTTGACCAAGATGAGTGGGCGACGTTCAAGTCTAGCGCGTCTTCTAGGCTCAAAATGGCCGAGGAAACAAGAAAAACTGCAATGGCGACAGAAATCGCAGACGCAGATATGCAGGCTGGTTTGTATGCTTCCGATCTAGAATTACGAATTACGCTAGGCACAGTCACCCCTCAAGAAGGTAACGACGAAGCAATTGCGGCTTATAAAGAAGGAATTATTACCCAGAAAAAGTTAACGCAATTACGCAAATTGGCCTTTGAAAAGCTAAGTGAGGATCAAGAAAAGGCTGATTCAATAAGTCGCGTGTCTCGCGCCATGAATCCGGAAACAGACACAGACGATCCAACCATGTATAGGGCTGACGGCTCAAAGAAATCCCCTAGGGGATACATAGGCCCAGTAGAGAATCTTGTGCAGGGCGGCACAATGACCGAGGTGTCTATTGGTGTGCCGGTAAACGGCAAGGAAATGGAGGTGCCCGCAATGGTGCCCACCCTCACCCAAGAAGAAATAGACACGCTGGCAAACATGCAGATCGAGGGCAATGCCAAAGAAATCCCTCAAAGCATCAAGGACAAGGCGATTGCTCATGCCGAAAAGCGTCTAGCTGAAGGTAAGAGCGTGTTTTATGTGGATGGCGAGAGTGGTGAATATGAATACGACCAAGAGGACGTTGATACATTTTACGAAGTAACAGGATTTGCAGACAAGCCGATGGCGGAGCGATGGGCGTCTGACTATCAAGTAATAGAAAGAACCAGATTTATCCCTGAGCAGGTCAAGGAAACCATCGACAGAGCGTTACTTACTGACGATGGCGAAGACATCCTATATGCGGTGAAGTTGTATGACCAAGTGCTAAGTATGCCTGGAGGCGATCAGCTAGCCAAGGACTTGGTTAGCGACGGCCAACTTGCGCTTTTCACGCGGACAGTTTCTTTAATGAATGCTGGGTTCTCACACACCGAAGCTGTAAGCAGAGCAAGGCAGTACATTGAGATGCCAGACCTTGCTGCAAAAGTTGAACAGCAAATAAGCAAAGAAAAATACGCAGACGATTATCCGAAATGGACGGAAAAGGCGATTGGGGGAACCTCTAATATAATAGAACAGGCTAGGGCGGAACGGCAGTTTGAGACCATATTTGAGGAGATGTTGTTTAGAGGTATGGATAAGTCTGATGCTTTAGCGGCTACTAAGAAAAGAATGAATAGCATCTATGGCGAGTCTCCAAGCTACGGTGTCATGGCCTATCCACCGGAAGATTTTCCCGAATACATAGTTGGTACACGGGAAGAAACGTCAGATTACATCCGTAAGCAAGTGTACGAAGAAGTGACAAGCGAAGGTCTTTTTGCCGAAGGCATAACTATGGATGACATTACCCTTGTGTCTGATGATTGGACTGCACGCACCGCCAGTACGGGCAAGCCTCAGTATGCAATTATAGTCAGCACAGACGAAGGCTTGAGAGTTGTAAGCGACATTGATGGAAACATTTACTTCACCCCTGACGTGGAAAAAGAGCAGGCGCGTATAGTCGAGGAGCGGAAGGCAGAGGCAAAGCGAAGAAGGTTGCCTACTGGGACGCGGAGAAGGCGAGATAGGGAGCGATTGTCACAGCTAACGGATCAAAGGCTTTCTGATGCCGCTGATTAGAAACGTACAAAAAGAAATACCTCTTTCAAGGTATGTCGGATCAACTCTTGAGACGCGATCTCCTTCTGTGTCGGATACTTTAAAAGCCCTTTATCGTACTGAAAACTTCATAGGCTCTTATCTTAACCAAGAAGAGGGGTTGCCTGATGGGGTTGATGACCGATCCTTTAACCCCGTTGACTTCTTTACAAAAGAAGAAATGCTGGATTCAAGGTTTTTTGATGCCGCCGTAACAGCCGACACAGAGGACGAGATTGATGCTGTCCGAAGACAAATGGCGAGGGAGCGTAAAGACCGTCAAACTATACAGGATGCTGGCGCTCTTGCCGTACCTTTAGGTATAGCTGTTGGGTTTGTTGACCCTATTAACTTTATTCCTATTGGCGGCGCTGTAGCCAATACATACAAGACTGGCGGTTCAATACTTAAATACGCTGCTGTAACAGGTTCGACCACTGCTGCATCTACCGCAATCCAAGAGGCCGCACTACACGCAACACAGCTAGAAAGAACCTACGGTGAGTCTGCTGTAAACGTAGGGGCGGGTGCGCTTCTAGGTGGTGTTTTAGGTTACGGCGCTGGCAAGCTATCCCAGTACATAGGGAACAGACAGCTTCAGTATATGGAAAACAGCATGGCTGTTGAGACAAGGATTCGTGCTGGTGAGGATAGTCTGTTCCTAGACACCCCTCCCATTGACCCTTCTTTGATACGCCAGACGTTTATTGATGAGCTTCGTGTAGAACTGACCCCTGTTGCTGGCAACAAGCTGACAAGGGGAGAGCGTAAGGAGTTACTAGCACAACGCCGCGCACTTAAAGAGCGGATGAACAAGGTTGAGGCTGTTGTTGAGGCTGCGCCAAAGATACCTGGTGTACCCGCTAGGAAGGCAAAACAACAAGCCGTAGAACAAGCCGAGGCGTTAGCCGCTCAAGAACGGCAGGCAATTCAAGACCAGTTAAATATAGTTAATACGCGACTGAAGAATGATGACGTAGCTAAGGCGGCAGAGGGAAACCTTACAAGGCTAGAGCAAGGCATTGTCCCCAAAGAATACCAGTCTCGGCTAGATGAAATCATCTTGGAGAATGAACGAGCTACATCTGCACCCATCGGATCGACTACAGTAATAAGCCGAGAGGGGCAGCCCGACCAAGTAATTACTAAGCCTCCAGGGGAGCCTGTCACGCCAGAGGAGCTTCGCAATCCATATTATGTGGAGACTCCTAGTTTGCAGCAGCAAGCGGCAGAACAAGGTATATCAGCAGCAGACTTGAGTGCAGGCGCAAAGAAAGTCGCTGATGGCGAGGAGATTAAGGGCAACAAGGTAGGCAAATTTATTTTGTCTGTAATGCGCTTCGATCCTTTAACAAGAACCCTGACCAGCAAAATAGGTTCGGTCAGGACGATAATGAACAGCCTAGCCGAAAACCCTTATGCAATGGATAGAGGCGGTGTTACATCCGTAGAGGGTATAGCAAAAAGCAAGGCCGACGGGCTTTTGTATGCCGCGTTATACCAGCACGAAGCCCAGTTCGCTGCGTATACAAAAGCTGGCGGCACGATGAAACAATTGGAGTTCAACGAGGCTGTATCAAGAGCGTTGAGGAATGACTATTCCGACATACCCGAGGTTTTAGCTTCTGCTAGGGGATGGAGGGATAACCTGTATGACCCATTAAAAAATGAGGCTATTGCAGTTGGATTGCTGCCTGAAGACATTGATGTAACCACTGCTATTGGGTACTTGAACCGACGGTGGAGTAAGCAAAAGATTACAGCCAATTACAACGAATTCATTTCTGTTGTTAGTAAGTGGCTAAAAGACAAGGATATCGAGCTAAGGGCCGAAGCTGAAAAAGCTAGGACTGACATAAAGTCTGCTAAAGGGGCGGAGAAAACTAGGCTGCAAGCAATTATTGATAAGTCTGATTTTAAGGAAAAACTAGACCTTGAGGATCAGGAGTACGAGGACATTGCTCGACAGATTGCCCAAAGGATTAAAGGCTCTCCAGACGGGAGGCTTCCTTATGACTGGAAGATTGGCGAAGGCTCTAAAGCTAACGAAATAAGCGGCACGAAGCTAAGAGGGCCTCTCCGCTCTAGGACTTTTCAGATACCTGACAATCTTATTGAAGCCTTCTTAGAAAACGACATTGAAGATTTGGGGCGGCTTTATGTACGCAACATGGCCCCAGACATTGAATTACATCGGGCGTATGGCGATGTAACGATGCAAGCTGAAATTTCAAAAATTCAAGAAGATTACAGCGCCGCAATTAAAGCGGCAAAGACTGACAAAGAAAGGCTAGCAATAGACGAGCGCAGAGTTGCAGACATAAGAGACGTATCTGCTGTGCGCGATAGAATTCGGGGCATTTACGGCCTAGAAGACCCAAACAGCGCTAGCCATGGTGCTATGCGGGCTGCTAGAAACCTAAACTATTTAAGGCTTATGGGCGGGGTGGTTGCTTCGTCGGTTCCTGATGTAGCTCGTATATTTATGGCTGAAGGGTTTGTTAATACCTTCTCTAAAGGATTAGCCCCTCTCGCCAAGAATCTTAAAACCTTTAAGGTGTCTGCCGCTGAAGGCAAGCGGTACGGTGTAGGCATTGACGCGTTGATGAGTGGTCGGACACAGATTATATCTGATGTCACAAACTACACTCAGGACAGCAATATGTTCTACCGAGGGTTGCAAGGTCTTACCGATCACATGGGCAAGATTAACCTCATGGATTATTGGACTGCTGGGGTGAAGCAGCTTCACATCGTTACAATGCAAAACTCAGTCATTGACGGCTTGTTAAAGGGCAAGATCGACAAGCGATTATCCCGACTAGGTATTGATGACGGCAACGCTAGTGCTATTGCTGGGGAGCTAAAAAAGCACGCAGAGAAAGTTGATGACGTGTGGCTATCTAACGCCAAGAACTGGGACAACCCAGAGCTAGAAGTCATCTGGGGCGCTGCACTAAGAAAAGAGTCTGATCGAGTGATTATCGTCCCAGGGCAAGAGAAGCCTTTGTTTATGTCTGAGCCTTTAGGCAAGACGATATTTCAGTTCCGGTCGTTTATGTTTTCTTCTACGCAACGAATGACCATTGCGGCGCTGCAAGGACAAGACCACAACGCCATAGGCGGGGCTTTGATGCTGACTGCTTTTGGGACGATGTCATACGCATTCAAACAATGGGTCGCGGGGAGAGAGATAGCGGACGATCCGTTGCAGTTAGTTATTGAGGGAATAGATAGGTCGGGCGCATTAGGCGGTATAATGGAGGTCAACAATACATTTGAAAGATTGACCCAACAGGGCATTAGGCCAATTCTTGGTATAGACGCTCCAGCAGCAAGGTTTGCATCAAGAAGCACATTGGACAGTCTTTTAGGGCCGACATTCGGCAGCTTGATAAACACGATGTTACAAGTGGGTGGCGCGGGTCTGGACGAAGACGAATGGTCTGAATCAGACACAAGAGCTTTTCGGCGTCTCCTGCCGTACCAAAATTTGACATATCTTCGTAGAGGCTTCGACGAGATGGAAGAAATAGTAGGTGATTTATGACCGTAACGAATACGACTGCTCGTAACCAATACATTGTTACAGGCTCAACCGAGACTGAATTTGCGTACACGTTTGAGGTGTATGACAAGAATGACCTCGTTGTACTAAAGAACAGTACGACTCTATCAGAGGGCGCTGACTACACCGTGTCGAACGTGGGAAATGACAATGGTGGGATTGTCACGCTCACTGCTGTTGCTACTGCCGGTGACGTTATCACCATCTATAGAGACATGGCGCTGGAACGTACCACCGACTACCAGAACAGCGGTGACTTCCTAGCTGCCGAGGTCAACGAAGACTTCGACCGCTTGTGGTTGGCTATCCAACAAAACGCTACGACCGATTCACGCTCTGTCAGGAAGCCGGTTCTCGATCTGGACTCCATCAACATGGAGCTACCAGTAGCATCTGACCGCGCTCACAGGCTTCTAGCGTTTGACTCTACTGGTGCTGTTGAGCCTGTTGATTACCTGAAGGCTCAAGAAGTAACGATCCTGACTGAAGACACGTTTACGGGTGACGGCGTTACAACAGCGTTTACCCTAAGCACTGCGCCGGTAACAGGTAGATTGTTGCAGATAACCATCGACGGAATCATGCAGGCCATCAGTTCCTACACGCTGTCTGGTCTGGTGGTTACATTCTCTGAGGCACCACCATTTAACGCAGCCATTGAGGTGCGTAAGTTCATACGCAACGCTGACGTGATAGGTGACATCACAGAGGTTATTGCTGGTACGGGGTTGTCGGGCGGTGGTACGTCAGGCCCTGTGACTCTTAACATCGCTGACGATGGGGTGGGTGCGGATCAACTGGCAAGCAATGCAGTTGTAACGGCCTCTATAGTAGACGATGCAGTGACGGCAGCTAAGATTGCTTCTGAGCCTGTAACGGTTGGCATAACGTCAGTAGTTACCAGTGCAAGCATAACAGCTACAGTTAACACGCACGTCTACGTTAGTGCCGCTGGGCGAACTATCACACTCCCCGCCTCACCAGCTATAGGTCAACGAGTCCTGATTACAGTAGGTAATTTCACCGACACAGTGGTGGGTAGGAACGGGTCAAACATAATGAGCAGTGCGTCTGACTTCACAATGGATGCGGCGTATCTCTCCATACAATTCATATACACAGATGCAACTCAAGGGTGGGTAATGTCATGAGCAACTTTACAGATTTTATTAGCGGTGGTGGCTCTGCGTCATTTCCCACAATATTTTTACACAAGTCACAGACATGGGTTCCGCCTCAAGACGGCAATATAATGATCCACGTTATTGGTGCTGGCGGTAGTGGCTCTGCAACTAATGTTACCAGCGAACCACAAGGCGGTGGGGCAGGAGGTTATTGCAGAAAGGACTCTTTAGCCGTTACTACTTCTGGCTCATTCACTGTTGTTATTGGCGCAGGCGGGGCGGCTTCTAAAGGATTAAGAGCTAATGGTGTAGATGGAGGCACTACAACCGTTTCAGGTACAGGACTCGGCGCCACATTAACGGCTACTGGTGGAGCCAGAGGAGTTTTGAACACCGCAGCATATGCTAACGGCGGCGTAGGATCAAATGGAGACTTAAATACTACAGGTGGACGCGGCGGTTATTATAAAGGGGGTGGCGCTGTTGGTTTATTAGGGACGGGTAATGACGGTACCACGCAAAACATATACAACAGCACTGGTGGCGACTGTGACATAGTAGGTGATTTCTATTCCTCTAGTTTTGGTCAAATCTCTGGCAGTCTTGGGTCTGCATCGGTAGTAGCTCATAGCAGTTTAGACAATGCGAATGGGACTGCGTCGGCGGGTCCGTTAGCGGGAGCAGGGGGTACGTATATGACAGGTGTGCCTGCTGCCGGCACTTGCAACGCAACAATAGGCGGCGGGGGTGGTTGGAGTTATGCTAATTCTACCGCCTACATTCTTTCAGGCCGTGGTGGTGAAGGCTGTGTTGTTATCCAGTACATACCGTAAGGAGATTTAAGTGAAATACAATATTAAAGATGCTGACGGTAACATCACAAATACCATCATTGCTGACGCTGACTTTGTTGAAGCTAACTTTGACCACTATGAAGTGTACGTTGAACCTACGCCTCCAGAGCCTACAGCAGAAGAAGCTGGTCGCATGTGGCGTGATATGGAGTTAGCTGTTACAGACAAAGCAGCACAAACCCCAGACTGGCCTAACAGAGATAACATCTTAACGTATCGTCAGGCACTACGGGACTGGCCTAGCACGTCAGACTTCCCAGCTACTCGTCCAGAATTAGGAGCGTAAAATGGCTTTAACAAAAGCACACAACCGGCTTGTATCTGGATCAACGAAGAACGTCGTTGACTACGGTGCAACTGGTGACGGTACTACGGATGACACCACTGCTCTACAGGCATCCATTACGTCCACCTACGGTAACGAGGTAAGCACTGGTAATACCTTGAACCTCCCTCGCGGTGTGTTTAAGACCAGTGCAACTGTAGAGGTTAACAACAGCACCCAAGCGTTTGATGTTGACAACATAACCCTGCAAGGAGCAGGTAGACAAAGCACTGTCATTGATGCTGCTGCTGCTACATCAGGGCCGGGAATTGATTTAGTCCACAGCATCTTTAACAACATCTCTGACCTAACGGTACTGAACGCTACAACGTCCGGTATTAATATCAATGATGTAAGCAACACGTCTCCGGGGCAGCGCACTAACTTTGAGAGAGCGCAGGTGAAGTCCAGTGGTACTGAGGGGTTTGAGTTCCAAAGATCGTACCTGTGCAAGGTATCACAGTGTAACGCAGAAGAGAACGCTTTAAATGGCTTCTACCATACAAATAGAATTCATACCTCGTGGTTGATGGAGAATAATTACGGTAGAAAGAATGGTGCGCTTAGTGGAGGTTTTCATACTCACTCAGGATTCAAAAGCGACTACAACCTTTACTCTGCTTATGTAGCTAATGCGGCGGATGAAAACCGCTACGGCTACCACATACTAGGCAACCGTGGTGTGTCGTTTGTGGCTAATGGTGCTGAGTTCAATGCTAGGTCAGGATTCTTTTTTGAGGCTGGTACTGGTTTTGAAGCCAACTGGGTTTCTGGCACAAGTAATACCGCTTCCAGTAATAACAAGCAGAACAGTGGGTTTGCTAATCATACTCATGTTAAAGCGACTAACGTTGAAACAAACTTTGTAGTACAAAAACAGCCTGTGTCTCTTACCACTGACATTAGTGGAACCTATGACTTTATTGCTACAGGTCAGGGCGCTACGTTAGTCCTAGAAGATCCGCTGATGTACAACTCAGGGGCGAGGGCGTTCGATAGCGGCTTCATCCAGACAAACTATACTGCACCCAAGCTGATCTACAATAAGAGTGTTGTTTCATCCACAGCAGTAACATTGACTGCGCTATCTAGTTCTTTAGGTACAAGCAATGACTTCTCAGGTGAGCTACTGGTTACCGCTTATAACAGTGCATTTGGTACAACAGGTACTATTGGCACTGCTACCTACAAGCTGTTGATTAGTAAGTCCGTAGCTGGTGAGCAAGCAGTTGAGATAGCTAAAGTGGGATTGGTGACAGGATCGTCCTCTAGCCACCCCTCGTTTACATTCACTGTATCGTCAGGGAATCTTGTGGCTACTCCTATTAGCACTACTGCTGGTCAATTCTGGTTTGCGCTAGAGAAGGTCGGCGGCAACTTCATCTTTGCATAAGGACTAAATATGAGTTTTTCACAGGAAAATTTAAGTCCCATTGGTGGTTCTGCTGACGGCAGGATTACATGGGAATACACGACTAATGACACCCCTAGTGCGGTAGCTAATCAGTTTAATTACTTCCGCGCTGCATCTGACCTTCTGTCAGTAGGTGATCTGCTGTTCATTAAGTCATCACGGCCTATGGGCATAAGTGCGCTTATAACGCAAAGCGATGATGATCAAGTTCAACTTGGTACCATTCAAGAAATCACAATTTAATAGGAGATTGGCATGGGATACTTGATTGACATATTTAACGTAGTAACTGCTGCTGTAGCTATAGCATCTCTTGTAACTGCTGTAACATCAGCACC